GCGGTTCAGCCTGGTGCATCAAGGCTTTACCTATGGTGCCCTGGGCATGGACATCTACCGCTTCGACTAGCAGGCTGTTGAAAAACTACCTGCGTTGGCAATCCTGCGTTAAAAACAGGCTCGGAAGCCGCTTGCGGCTAACGCGCTTCAGCGCGACCCGAAGGGTGTGCAGGAGTGAGAAAAAGAATACAGGGAAAGCGTGATAAAAGCGGGATATAGGGGAAGAAGCCGGGAAATAGCGGGACGGTCTTTGGAAAAGTCTTTCTCAGGGCGGAAAGACTAGGATCAGGAAAAAAGCCGGTGTTGGCGGCGATCAACTTCACGCTTGTGGACGCGAGCGATCAGCTTATAGATGCCACGGACGGTCATGCGGTACTTGCGGGAAAGATCGCCATGATTATGGCCGGTGAACTCGTTGTAGATCTGCAGATCCCGCTCTGCCAGCTTGAACAGGTAGTCCTTCGGGAAGTTGATCAGCTGGCCACCCCAGTGCTCAGCAAGGTGGTCAGCGATCGCCACACCGGCCTGCTCAGCAACATCAGACTCAATTCCGTGTTCCTTAATAATGATGGTGGCCTGAGCTGCAACATCTGAAAGCAGCTCGTGGCGCATCGGCTCCATACGTGACTCGCTCATATCAGTGCTCCCCCCTCAGTTCAGCTATCTGGCGCTCGCCTTCATCCTGCCCAACAAGCCCCAGCAGCATGTCGCTCTGGATCCTGCCGATCTGCTCCTGGCGGGTCTGCTGGGCCGAGGCCGCCGCGCGCTGCTTAACCGGCGCCGCGGCCTGAACCTGGGCCGGGTCGGATGCAATGCCCCACACTACTGCACGCAGATAGTTGTGGTTCTCCAGTGGAAGCTGCAGGCGCTCGCGCTGGATAAGCATCTGCTCAATGCCCACAGCCCAAAGCCGTGGTGGTGCCGGCTTGGTTTCAGTGGTGCGAGCATCACGCGAGACCGAGCCAGTACCGACCAGCGCGAGCAGCTCCTCGACCAGGCGAATAGCCCTGGTCGTGCGCAACCCGCGCTTGGCCGGGCTGAACAGGCGCAAGTAACCCAGCACGGCCCGGCCCAACTTGGGCTCCAGGCCGGCAAACAGCGCCGCCAGCTGCTTACCTTCGGCGTCAGCAAAGCCCGCCTCGAAGGGAAACTGCTCACCGCAGCATGGGCATTGAACCTGCATCAACCGTGCTCCCGCGCAACAACTGCGGCATTCAGTGCATCCACCAGAGCGCGCAGAATTGGACGCTGCCGCTGCCAGCCATCAGGCAGCTGTTCCAAACCGGCCATACGTTCTGGAGCATCGACCCCCAGCTCCTTGCATAGGCCTTCCACCTCCAGCAGGAGCTGGCGCTTTTCCTGCTCAACGTGCAGCGCTGCGATCAGCGAATCGAGTTGCTTTGGCAGTTTCAGCCAGGCCACCCGCTCGACCTTGAACATCTGCCGGGCCAGCGCATCGGCATAGGCCCAGGGCAACTTCATGTCCGCCAGCTGCGCCTCAATCTTGCGGATCCGCTCAGGCAGCTCCTTGAAGTTGTGCGGTTTGCCCTTGGCCTTGCTGCTCGGCTTTGGCTTCCAGCCCAGGCGTTCGAACTCGTTGAGCACGGCCGAAGCCTGGCGGGTGTTCAGCTCTTTGGATGAGCGCACACCCGCAACGCGGGCCAGCAGCCCTCTATATATGTCGTCATCCAGGCCGAGCTGCTGCTTGGCGATGTGGATCTTGCTGAGAGTGGCTTTAGCGATTGGCATGCAAGGCCTCTCCAGGAGTGATCAACCACTTGCTGTGCAGACGGCCAACGGCAGTGCACTGCAGGCGTTCGATAGTTTTGTGGTAATCCGGAAATAGCTTGTTGGCTAGGCTGACGACGGCGAGCTGTGCGTCGTATGTGCAGCATCCACACATGCCCCGGACTGTTGTTGTTTTGTAGCCGGAGTGATCCAGGCGGACGCTGACTTCAACACTGGTATTGGTAGCCATCTCACTCATCCTCAGCTGCTTCCAGCAGCTCAGCATGTACATCGAGCAGCTTCTCGGCGGCTTCGGTCAGGATGTTGCCGTTGTACTGATCTACGTCCTCCCAGGCGTTAGCCATATCCAGCAGCTTGCTGCGCATGGCCTTGAGGGAGCGGCGCTGGCCGGCGGCGATCTGTTTCTTGGTCGGGGTCGCCATGGTTATTCCTCCTCGCTGTCTGGCGTGTTTGGAGTGATCGACAGAGGGAACTTCTCGAACCACTCCTGAGCGATGATCAGCCCGATGCGGAATCCCTGCAGTTTTTCGCCGGTCAATACGGTCTCGCCAAGGTGAACCTCGGTGTCTGCCGGGGCCCCCAGCACTGAACTGATGTTCTTCATCCGCCCCTGGTGCCAAGCGACCAGCCCCTCTGCGATCTCCTGCAGGTTGCCCGGCGCAGCATTGGCGTCGGTCTGTTCCTGGAAGTCTTCGAGCATCGCCTCCAGGCGGACCTTCTCCTCCTCGGCGGCCTGCAGCTGATTGCCCTGGTCGAACATACCGCCCACCAAGGACCACGCGCTGGCGTACACCTGGGCTTGCTCCATGAGGCTTTCGATGGTGATAAGGGATTGTTTGCTCATGTCACACCGCCGCAAGGTCGAGGGGGATGGCTAGGTACTGGTCGGTGGTGCCGATCCGGCGATAGACGCGGATGTACACAGCGGTACCGGTGACCAAAATGCTGTCCTTAACCGCCTGCATCGCGGCCTTCCAGCGCTCGTCGTCGATCTCTAGGCGCAGGAGGTCGAGTACATCTGCCGTCTTGATCTGGCCGTTACGGCTGGGGGTGAATACGCGGTTGACGATGGCGCGCAGGTGACTGTTGGCGCCTTCGCTCCAGGTGTTCACGCAATCGAGCACCATCTGCTTGGCGACTTCCATCTCCTCTGTGAAGGAGATCCGGTCGGCATAGCTGCGCACGACCTTGTACTGGCCGTCGTAGCTGATCACCGAGACGTTGCCCTTCTTGCCGCCCATCGACACGCCGTAGCGCTCGCCAGCAATGCTGACCAGATCGGCGATATCGCCGAGGGCCTTTTTCTTGAAGCGGCTCAGTGCCTCATTGAGCGCGATCGCCTCAACCGACAGATCTCGGGCAACCTGGTCACGTAGTTTGTCCTGTTCGCGCACATCGCCTTCGGGCACCAGGTGGCCTACAGCGTTGCGCACGTAGCCGGCCGGAACCGGTGGTTGATTGGTTTCAGCCATGGGGAGTGTTCTCCAGCTTAAGTGCGATGGCACGGTCGATGCGGTCAACTTCAGCAAGGATCAAGGCCGCAGCCTTGACCAGGTTGCGCCGGGCTGCGCCGCTCGGCTTCCAGTCGTCGTCATCCCAAGGCCATAGGTCGGGCGCCAGACGAGTGATATTTAGGGCGCGATCGGGGTCGCCGATCTGGCTGCAGGCCTCCTCGACATAGCAGACTGCCGCCCGACTCAGCGAACCATCGGTGTGCTCATCATCGTGCTCAGGGTGAAAGCCCCGTTGCTGGATTTGACGGATACGCTCGGCCAGAACATCCCGTAGCGACTCTGGCGCCATGCGCTTGAACTCCATTGGAGTGCCAATGAACGGGTCAGCGATGTGTTTTAGCAGCACGGCCACATGCTTCATTGCCTGATCCCAGAACATGGTTGGTTGCTCGTTGCAGGTGGCCTCGCTCAGCACGGCAATAGCGGATTTGAGTTCTTCGCTCATCAATGCACCTTCCTGGCCGCAGACATCACGGCCTTCTGATGTTGGTAGTGGGCCGCCAGGCGTTCGATTTCAGCGTTGAGTTCAACGAAACCACCGGCCAGGTGCAGCTCGCAGACCTTGGCCAGGGTCTTTGCAACGCTTGAACCGATCAGCTCCAGGTTGTTGATACGCATCGCCTGGCGAAAGATGTCTGCATTGGCCCGGTCGAGAGCTACACGCAGTTCAGCTTCCGAAAGGTGGTCCGGGTTGCTCATGGTCGCGACAGTGCCGGTGCTGGAGTCGAGCAGCTGCTCGACCTTGACCTGTTTGGCTGACTTGCAGAGGCCGCTCATTGGTCCTGCTCCTTGATCGGGGTAAACCAGACCACGTCGACAGCGCGGATGGTCACCACATGCCGGGTGAACTTACCGTCGGTACGGCAGCGCTGAGCACGCACCTCGTGGCCGAAGCGGCGAGCCAGCAAATCGAGGTCACCAAGGCGGACGAAGATCCGGCCGTCCAGGAAAGACATCGCCTCAATCGTCACGCCGGACTCGCGCATGGCGCGGGTCAAGTCGTTGAAGGCCGCGAGCTTCGGTAGGAACTCCTGAGAGATGATGCTCATCGGCCGATAGGCCGGGGGCGGTACCAGTTGCAAGTGGGCCATGTCACACCTCCGCAAAGATGTCCGGCGACAGCCGGGGCGCGCCGATTTGGGCGGCAAGATTGAGAGCGGCAGTCACCACGTTGTGCACCGCCAAGGGGTACAGCACAGAGAAAGAACCCTGATTCTTCGGACCATGGCCGGTCAGCTTGCTGCGCAGGGCTTCGAGGGTCTGTTCGTCCATCAGCTCCTCAAGGTGCTTGTTGACCAGGCTGAAGCGATGTTTGAGGTACGCGCCGAGCTGCTCGCCCAGCGGGTTTAGGCGTACCACCTCGCAGCGCTGTACCACCTCGCGCACGTCGGCCCGGTTCTCGCTGAGCTTGTTGCCAAGCTCGGTCTGGCCGATCAGCACGATGCTGAGCAGCTTTTCGAAACCGTCTTCCAGCTCGAAAAAACGCTTCAAGTGCTTGAGGGTCGGGATCGGGATCGCATGGGCCTCTTCGATGATCAGCACATGCTTGTTGCCCATGCGGTGCGACTCCTTCAGCGCGTTGTGCACGGCGCGAAAGCGCTGTTCCATGCCGCGCGGCATCTTCGAGCCAGGGCTGACGCTGGCCAGGATGGCTTCGCAGATGTGGATGGCCTTGAGGGTTTTACCCTTGAAGTCGTCATCCTCCATGCCGATCACATAGGGCTCGATGATGATTACCGGCTTGGCCTCGGCCTGCAGGCGCGCATGCAAATCCTTGCGGATGGTGCTTTTGCCGCTGCCGGACTCGCCGACAATGGCCAGGAAGGTGCCGTAGCGCGTTACCTGGTAGAGGTTTTCCCGCACATAGCGGATCTCCGGCGAGACAAACAACTCAGCGCTGCTCTGCGGATCCACAAAGGGGTCGCGGAACAGGCCAAACGCCATCCGGGCTTGTGGTGTCAGGGTTTGTTTGCGTAGTAGCATCGTATCGGGCTCCTCGGTGGTCTTCTTATCGTTGCGGTGCTCAGGCCGTTGGGCGTTACAGCGCCCGGCGGCCAACTTGGTATTGCCTTCCTCTTTTTCCTCCTCAAAAATCCCAACCAGCTGCATGCCCGTGATCTCGAAAGAGTTCAGCCATGCCACGATCTGCGCCTCGATGTCGGCTCGCGGAGTGGTCTTGGGCCACATGCTGTGGTTGATCAATTGCGAAATCGTTGGCCTGGACAACTTCAGCGCACGGGCCAAATCGGCCTGACCGAGGTTGTGATAGCGCAGCAGCGCCTTGAGCTTGAGCATCAGGCACCTCCTACAACAGAAAGGGTTGGGCGTTTGCTGAAGGCACCGCGCAGGTGCTCGGCTACCGCAGGGATGTCGTCTTCCTTGGCGCCTGCTGGGTAGTGCTGGCTCAGCCAGGCGTAGTGCTCTGGCGTCCAGCCGGCGATTTCCGCCTGCAGGCGCTTGGCGATGGCGAACACGCTGAGTGGTGGGGTTTCAACCGTGGGCAGTACCAGGTCGTGCTGAGTGCCACGGCGCGGCATAAAGGTCGGCAGGTCGGCCTCGGTCATCTGCTTATACGGCTGCAGCTGACCACCGAACGGAATGGTCTTGGCCTTACGTGCGGCGTCCACTTCGTCCTGGGTGTCGGCACCCATAGCGAGTTTGGCGGCATCCTTGCGTGCTGCCTGGGCTGGGGTTTCGGCATGGCGTTTGAAGGCTTCGCCGATGGTGGCGGCAGCCACATCAAAGCCCAGTTCGTTGGTCACGATGGCCGGTACCACGTAGAACACTTCATGGCCGTCAGCGTCGCTGGTCACCACCTGGGCGGCGTCATCGCGCCACGGGTTGCGGGTGATCATCAGGCGATCGCCAACCATCACATGCGGCACAACGGAAACATCGTATTCAAGGCCGTTGAAGGGTACGCGCAGCTTGGTGGTGACTTTTCGGCTTACCGGCTCGGCAACCGCCAGACGACGGCACTCCTCGACACCAGGAACCTTGATCAGCTGGTGCTCGCGAATGGTCATCCATATCGCCGAGCGGTTCTTCCGGTGCCGGGAGTGGACGGCGCTGGCATTGAAATACCCGCGCCACCGCGCCGCCAGGGCGTTCAGCTCAGCCAGGTCGGCCACGGGCTGGAAGCGCAGGCCGGCTTCGAACTTACGCTCGATAATGTTCCGCGCGTTCTCGACTTGGCCGGTAACCCGAGCCGCACCAGGTGCGTGAACAATCATCTGGATGCCGAGCGAGCGGCACAGGTTCTTAGCCATGGCCGAGGTGTTGGCTGAGCCTGGGTCCATCATCAGGATTTCCGGGCGGCCGTGCAGGATGTCCGCACCGCCACGGTCCTGCATGGCGTTGATCAGCACCGAGCAGAGGTTTTCGCCGCTCTCGGCGCCCATCACATACTCGACATAGATCCAGCCGCTGGCGTGGTCGGTGATTTCGTATGACCACACACGGTCGGCGGCGATGCGGGCGATGTTCTTCGGCTTGTTCTTGTAGAACTCGGCCGCATCCATCACGCGCAGCCCGTTGGCTTTCGGGTCTGGACCAGGCTTGAGGTAGTACAGGACGCAGATCGAGGCATCGATCTGCCACACATGGTTCGGGTGCAGACTGGCCAGTTCGGTGACTGGTGCCGGTGCCAGCAACTGATCGGGGTGCAGTTTGTAACTGTGCAAGGCGCGACCGATGGCGCTGAGCGACATGGGACGGATCTCGCCAGAGGCTTTATCAACCGCTTCTGCGCGGATCATGCCGCTGATACGCAGCGCATCTACGGCATCGCCCAGGGAGTACAGACGCTTCTCGTTGCGGCGCGCAGACTCGATCAGGGTGGCGCTGATGGTCAGCGCCTCCTGCCGGGTCAACCCACTCTGGCCCGCATCCGCACGGCGCTTGCGTGTAGTGGTGACCACGGTCACCTCCTCAAGTTTGCGATAGACAGTGGCAAGGGAAAGGCCCAAGTCCTGCGCCGCTTCCCTGCACAGCGCCGTGCGCTGGCCCTTGCCTGCGCAATCAAGCGCACGGGTAAGGTCAACAAGGCGTTGGGTGATAACGGCGCTCATGCTCAGGCGTCCTGTGCCGGGAGTTGCGTATTGGTGGGTTCATTCATCCAGCTGAAGTTCTCATCGCCTGAGGAATCAGGCAGTTGGAACTCACTGCGCAGCGAGCCCAAGAGTGCTTCGAGCTGTTGAATCATTGCCGCCTGGAATGGGCGGTGATCCACACCGTTCGCCTCGGCGTGCTCGGCCAGCTTGATAAAGCCTTCGCGCAGCTTGCCGGTGATGTCTGCCTCTGCCTCGAATGCCAGGGCCGCGACCTCGACGCGCAGTTCCTTGGCGCGCTCGTCAGTGGTCAGGGTCTCCACCTGACGGCGAGCTTTCGCAAGTTCCTGCTTGGTTTTATCCAGCTCGGCGGACTTGTTGGCCAATACGCTGCCTTGGGCGTCGTAGTCGGCCTTGGTATCGCTCAGCGCCTTGGTCAGGGAGTCCTTTTCCTGGCTGTGGGTAGCGATTAGCTCCTCGGCCAGGAAGATCACGGCTTCCTTGTTGTCCGTTTTGGCGGCTTCGATCAGGGCTGAACGGGCATCGTCCGGCAGGCGGCGCCATTGGCGCAGCTCGCGGTAACCGATGCCCATCTTCGACATGGAGTCCAAGGCCTCTTCACCGAAGGCGCGGAGGTTGGCGATATCCATGTCGGCCTTGTCAGATGACATACCGAGGGTCTGGCAGAACTCTTCCCACGTACCTGAAAAGTCCGATCCGTTCGGGTTTTTACGGCCTGCCAATGCGCGATACAGCTTGTTTTCCTTGACGAAGGCCAACTTGGAAGTCCGAACCGTTCGGGAAAACTCCTCAAATGCTCCAGCCATCTGAGCCTGGCCAAGCAACTGATTAACCAGGTCGCGCTCGTCCTGCAGGCCCTGGGCAATGGCACCAAGGTTTTGAGTGGCATTCAGGGTGTCAGTGTCCAGCGCTGCGTCTTGTACCGGCTCGACTGGTGCGAGTGCTTTGCGTCCCATCAGGCAGCCCTCCGCGCAGGTGTACCGGCCAGTTGCTGCAGATGGGCAATGGCCAGGTCGCGATTACCATTGGCCTCGATCAGCGCATTGCGAAACTCATCCGCGCCGCGGCGGCAGCCGTAGAAGTAAGCATCGAACTCCAGGCTGCCTTGGGGATAGGTGCAGACGCTGGGCTCATTCTCGACACGTAGGCGCAAGGCGCTGCACATGCCATCGATGTACACAGCACTGTGCTTATCACCGCCGCGCAGCAGGAATGCGGCCAATTTTCGGTAGTCCATGTAGTGCTCCTTGTCGTTAGCGGCTGGCACCGGCCAGCACGCGTTGGTTGATCTCGTTGATGCGGGTCTGCGCCAGGGACATCTCGTTGGCGTGGGACTGGGCGATCTGCAACACGGCCACGCTGAGGGCAAAGCGCCCGGTATCCAGCCTGGTGGCCATACCCTCGGCAATCAGGGTGTTGAGGCAGCGGTTAATGGTTGCCGGGCTCTCACTAAGGGCCTTGGCCAAGTCACCATTGCTTAGGCCGGTGAGGCTGTGGCCACGCAGCGCCTTGAGCACGCGCAGCACGCGCCCGCCGCTGTCGCTGGTGCGGGTTTTGTCAGTTGTCATGGGCTTCCCCGAGTTCGAGTTGTGGATGGCAGTGCTGTTGCACGTTGCCCCGGTGCCATGCCAGGCCTTCCATGCCAGCCTGGATGGCAGCTAAGGTCGCGGCCGCATCGGCTGTTCCGTTGTAGAAGGCCATCAGCACGCCAGTGGCGGTGTGCAGCACGGCCTGCAGCTCCTGCATGTCTTCGGCGTTGCAGTTGCGTCCAGTGGGCAGGTCAATCAGCAATTTGCTGCCGGTGGCGGCAAGCCAGCGACTGACCAGGTTGATGCCGCATACATGCTCGAATGCCGGGATGCTTACCGCCGGCATGCGGCCTTCGCTGGCCCATTTGTAGAGCGCCCAGTGATTGGCTAACCCCATACGTTCAGCAATGCGCTCGACGCTCAGGTTCTGCCGTTCCTTGGCATGCTCTAGTGACCACTCCAAGGCCTGGCGGATGCTGCTGGGTTGGGCGGTTTTCCAATTGCGCTTCTTCATTGGAAGTCCTTCAGCCGCTGGCTAGAGCGGGTTGCCAAACAAAAACCCCGTTTGCTCATGGGCAAAAGCGTTTCGCTCTGCAAAATGAAATCGGGTACATTCACGAAGAGGCACATTGCTATGACCGACCAAGTTGAGAGGCTGGAAGCGCAGGTGAATGCGTTGGCGCAGGCGTGGTTGCACCTGGCTGCGGCGGTTGAGATGGCTGGTGTGGTTGAGCACACGTCGCTGACACATGCTCTTGACCAGCTGCATTGGCCTGATGAGGCGACTGATCACGTTGCGCGTCAGACGCTGGATTGGCTGGTTGTGCAGTTGAATGGTGCGCGGCAAAGTCGCCTATCACGCGGGCTTCAACATTGAGGCCGAGGTGGTTGCGAGCAGGGGCTAATGTGGTGCCCAGCAACTTACCGGCGCTGATTAGCATCAGCCGATCGATCAACTTGGCCTCCCCTTGGGATGCCGCAGAGAAGTCGCGGCAAATCAGGGTGCGTTCACGGGCATCGTTAAGGTGCCAGGCGATATCGACGGATGTTCCAGGTGCAACGGCGATCAGTGCATTGAGCGCTGCACGCCAGGCATCCAGTGGATGTGGAATGAGGGTGATCTCGGTTACAGCGAGCTGTGGGGTGAACATGTTGATGTTCCTCAGGCTACGGCTGGTTCTGAAAGCTTCAGGCCCAAGGCGACGGCAATGTCATGGGCTTGGCCGTATCGGCCTTTTGAGAAGCCGTTGAGTACCTGGTAAACCGCGTTAGGCGGGAAATCGTGCTCGTCGGCCCACTGCGTGACGGTGATACCTGAGCTGTGGAAGCTCTTCTTCACCTGCTCTGCGGTCTTGGGTTTTTGCTGGGTGGCCATTGCTGTGGCTCCTCGGCGAATGTTTGAAGTTATTCGGCGTTGTTTGATGTTCGTAGGGCTGATGATGGTACGCATATGCGTACCTGTCAACATGGATTTGTACCTTTATGAGTTCAATTGGCGAGAGATTACGGGAAGAGCGAGACCGTCTCGGGTTCAACCAGACGGCCTTCGGTGCTATTGGCGGCGTCCAGAAGCAGGCACAGCTCAAGTACGAGAAAGATGAGCGCGTGCCGGGGGCTGATTACCTGGCGGCGATAGGGAAAGTCGGAGCCGATGTTCAGTACATCGTCACCGGGGAGTGCAGTGCTGGCGCGTTATCTGCCGATGAGAAAGCCCTCATCAGTAACTTTCGAGCAGCTCCAATAGCGGTTAAAGCAGCAATGATGGCGGCCGGTGCTGCAGGCGCGGCGCCTGCGTCTGGCCCTGTACAGAAGATCAAGGGCGGTGTTGGGCAACAGTTCAATGGTCCAGTAGGTGGAGTGACCTCTGGCGATGTCGTGAATGAAAGGAAGCCGTAATCATGAGTCAGCATCAGCAGTTCAATGGAGCGGTCAAACAGGTCGCAGCGGGCGATATCAAGAACTTCGTTGAGGCTCCGAAGATCGAGAAGGAATACCTGTCAACTGCCCAGCGTAAGGCTCTGAATGCCTTAGTCGCTGAGATCAGTGCCGAATGCAAGGTCGAGGCGCAGATTCTGTGGCGCAATGTGGTACATGCCCGTGTTGGGGTCGATCGCATTGGCGAGATCCAGAAGGAAAAATTCCTCGACGCCCAGGACTCGCTGGTTTGCTACCGCGCTGAACACCACAAGCAGGCCAATATCAAACTGCTTGTGTCGCATATCGATCGTGAGACCAGGGCCAAGGATATTCATGCCGAGCGTGACGCTCACTGCCTCAGGCAATTCGGTGAGAAGCAGCCCAATGCCATGAGCATCGAACAACTGCGCCAAGTCTTGGTCTTCGTCGAGGACTACGTGAAACCTCTTTCAGTCGATGCCTCGAAAAAGCAAAAGAAGCCACCCGTAGATCTGCGTTTTCTTCTGCTCACCTACCCTTGGCAGTTCGGCGGTACATTGCTGTTTGGCGTCATCATTGGAAGGCTTTGGTTTTAACCAGGAGGGACGTTGCGATGTTGAAGTGGAAAGGATTATCCGCAGCGGCTTTGGTCTGGGTGCTAGCTGGCTGCGCCAGCTCAGGCACTAACTTCGAAGCCATTAACCTGCCTCAGTTCGAGCCCGGCTCGACCACAACGGCCGAGGCCACTGCACTACTTGGCGCGCCTCCTGTGCAGACCCTCATGCTGCCGGATGGTGGCACCAACATGGTCTGGCGATATATCACCAGCTCTGGCTTTACCGGCGAGACAACCATCAAGGAGGCCTCCCTTATATTCAACTCGCAAGGTCGGTTCGTGCGGGTATTCCAGTTAGTCAATATTCCCCTCAGCGATGCCAATAGGCAGCGCCTACAACCTGTTTCCGCTGTAACCCAATAACAAGCAAGGAGCACATTATGAAGTCACTACACCTATTGGCCGCTCTGGCCGTGACAGCAATCCTGGCTGGATGCACGACTGCCGGTCCTTATGTCACTAACATCAGCAGCGATGGTCGCAATGGGCTGAATATCGAGAAGTGCGCGGTGAAGATGAACGCCTTCATGGGCACCGTCAGCACCACCGATTGCACGAGCCAGAATATTCGGCTGTCTCAAGGCTACTGACATTCACAAGGCGCTCAATACAGTGAAGGCTGGAGATGGTCATGAAGGATGAGTTGGATAAGCTTTTTCAAGAGCGTACTGACCGTATTGATAAGGCTGCAGAAGATGCTCGGCTGGTCAAGGAGCAAGCAACTGAGCGTCAAACTCAGGCGTTGGGAGTTCTTAACGCTGTGTTCGTGCCAGTGCTCAAAGAGTTTGAGTCGGAGCTAAGTGCAAGAGGGCATGCGTGCAGAGTGTCCATTGGGGATACATCCACCCCTAGAGTTGTATTTGGCTTCCAGCTTGCGGCACCTAACGTGCGGGAAAGAATTCCAGAATCAACCTTGACGTTCCTGGCGAGTCCGAAAGTGCAGGTGGATTGGGATGTTTGGACGCCCAAGGGGAAGGTGAATAATGGCTCACCACAAACAAAAGATTTGCAAAGTGCAGATCAAGAATGGGTGCGCAAAGAAGTTTTAGCCTTCGTGGCACGCGTGATAAAGGGCAGTTAGATGCAGCCTGTGTAACGAGAAAAGGCGCCAATCAAGGCGCCTTTTTTTGTGGTTCGAGAATCGCGGTTACTTGTGCATGGCCATGCTCCTGGTCAAGTTCAACTGGCTGATCTGTCGTTTCTACGAAGCCTGGTCATCCTGCCTCACGCGCGCGCGAAAGCACTTTTGCCCGCGTTCAAAAGACCCAGCAGGTGCTCGCTGTCAGTCTGACGGCATGGCGCCTCACCCCGCACTCCCTGCATGACGTGAGGCGCTCCAGGAGCCCTCAATGCACCAGCCAAACCCCAACTACACACCCAAGCGCCGCTTGCGCAGCCGTCTGCCGCGGATGACGGTTTGGTCGGTGATCACCTTGCTGTTGCTGCTGGCGCTGGCGGCCATCCGCCCGGAGCAGCTGCAGGTGGTGCTGTACAAGTCGGGCCTGGTCACCCTGGGCGCCGTGCTGGCGTATTGGATTGACCGCTCGCTGTTCCCCTACGAGCAAGACCGACCCCATGCGTGCATCGGTGGCATCCATATCGTCGGCGCCTGGCTGCGCCGCGCCCTGATCGTGCTGGCCTGCGTGCTCGGCCTGACGCTGGGGCTTTGAACATGGGCCGCCTACTCATCGCCCTGGCCATGTGCGCCTTATGCGCTTGCCAGCCGGCCTATGCAGACAGCATTCCCCGCGATGCCGAGCAGTACCGCCGCACCCTAGTGCGTGCCGCCCATGCCGAGTGGGGGCTTGATGCGCCCATCGCCACCCTGGCGGCACAGGTTCACCAGGAGAGTGCATGGCGCGCCAATGCTCGCTCTCAGGTAGGTGCTCAAGGCCTCGCGCAATTCATGCCCACTACCAGCGCCTGGATGGCGCAGCTGTACCCCAACACCTTGGGGGCGAATCAACCGTTTAACCCCGGCTGGGCACTGCGCGCCCTG